AGAACAGGTACAGATACAATCTCGTTCTGTTCCTTTACCTTTGGTTTCATTATATTTCGGATATGTTTGATAACAGCAGTATCTATCTCCTTTAAACCGATAGAGAATCCCTTACCAGCGTTTTGTCCACCTGGTTTCTTTATGACTACTTTAGGATTTCCCTTTTCACTTCTAATGCTTGTTTGAGACTCACGATTTACATTTGACTCGTATCCAGCATTTTCATTTGTTATTGGTTTAATTGCCACGGCGTAGTTTCCTTAGTTTATCTAACTTACTCTCTGATGTATTAGCGTACTCTTCAGATTTTAATCCTTTGGTTGAAACTTTATCTATCGATATTTGTTTCTCAATTGGAACATCAACTGCTCCTAAAGTTATATTTTCTGACTCTCCATAAATATTACCTTGTTTTAATAAATCTATTATCTCATCAAACCTATCAGCCTTTGGTTCTCCGTACAAATTTTCACTATCACTATCATAATTTTTTACAAAGTCAACATCTTTCTGCACTTTTATTGTAGGTGACCTTCTTGGTTTCATTACGAGTTTCTTATCTAGTAATTGAATAGCCATTATCTTGGTCTTTCTTCTATGTTAATAGATGATAATCTACTACGATGTGCTGATGCTTTTATAGCATGATTAAATCCAGGATGTCCACCAATAAGTTGTGGTTCGGTTACTCCGTTAATTTCCCAATACCAATCGTTCCAATCACATATATCACCGGCTTCAGGAAAAAAGTTTAGTGAACCACTAGCCAAGTTATTTCTCTGAAACATTAAATCTATTGTAGAGTTTGTATCTGTACCCGCTTCTTGAAATTGTTCTACTTCAGGAGCATTATATCGTATTAGACAATTTACCCTAAACCCTACATTAAAATACTTAGTAGTTGACTCACCATATATGTTTTCATTTGTATGTTCGGGTGCTACCTTATAAATATCAACAGACTGACCGACTATTTCATCGATAAGTTCTTCATTCATGTGGTCAACTAAGTCAATTTCTTTTTGAGAAATAAAGAATGGTCTAGTAGCAGACATCTATTATCCTATGAATATGTTTAATGGTGCTTTTTGTAACACCTCTTGTTGAGCATTTGCTTCTTCAGCTTCTGCCTTTAATTTTTCTGTCAAAGATACTGAGTCTAAGAACTCTTTTAACTCCTCTAATAATTGTTGTTTCTCTTCTCTACCTTCTGTTTTTAAAGCTTCACCATCTAATGTAACTTCACCATCAGGTATCGGCATAGAACTATACTTACTTCTGATAATACCGAGTAATTCCTTAGCAAGAGCATAAGTATACTTTCTAATCCATTGACGACCTGGTTGATTAATAGAGTTGTAAGTAATAAATTTGTATGGCACATTAGAAGGATCTGATACACCACCTTGTAAATCAGCATTAGGATTATCTGTGTTTCTAATATCATCTTTAACATAGTACTCAAAATATAATTTTTCTCCGTTGTCTCTGTCTGTTGGTCTAGGGAATATTCTTAAATTATTATTATGAATTTCAAAGGAGTAAGCACTTTTACGAACCAAATCAGATGTTTCAATTTGATTTGCCCTAGTTAAATCATAACTGATTGGATGTAGCATAAATGTTGCACCTGGTGCGACATTACCAAAACCAAAAGCATCTAACATATTTCTTTGGTCAAATCCACCAGCAAAAGGATCGTAAAATCTTGATATAGCAACTGGAGGGTGATTATATACTTTTTGCACTTCAATTCTTTTATTACTTTCACTTACATTAGCCCACACACTCTGTAAATCATAATCTTGTTGTGAACCAGATAATGTTATATATCCTTTTTTTAAATCAATATTACCATCCATACCTACTACTTGTCCATATTTTTCAGATAGTCCTATAGATGCTCCCAATGATGGAGTTATAGGATTTAATGAGCCAGTACTTAATGATCCTGATATTCTACTTTTCTCACCATATTGTTCCCACATCCAATTTTTTATATTGTAGTTATTTATGTGTTGTGAGTATTCATTTACCGATTCTTCAAAACAAGCATAAATTGAACCACTTGGTATTTCTAACTGTAAAACAGGAAAACCAAGTCGTTTAGCACACCACTTTGTTACAGAAACAATATCAGTTTGAAAAGTGGAATCGCTATCGTAAGTTCCATATGGTGTTTGACCAGTAACAAATGAACTCGGGTCTGTATAGGCATAATCTAATTTTGGCATAATGTAATTCTCCTATCTATAAATATAACATTTCTAAAAACAAAAGGGGAAAACCGAAGTCTTCCCCTTTCATTTGTACTACGTTTGTGATTTGGTTAACTATTAAATAGTATCCAAAGCAGAGCAATGGATAATACCATAGAACTCTGGACGTATCATCTTCTTAGCGTAACGAGTCATCACACCTTTACGAGGCGTGAAATCTTCAGCATCGTACACTAGAGGTGTTGTGATTAACGGAACGTAAGGACTATATACAGCACCAGTTTCTAAGAAGTTACTTCCTCTAAATCCAACCAAGATTGAATTTTCAGTCATGTAAGGGTTCTTATAAACGGTGTAACGACCAGCAGCTTGACCTATCTTAGAGATACCCATGCTAAATTGATCATTTCCACCATCACCAGGCTGACTAACATAGCCAGGAAGTGATTCAAGAATGGTAGCAACTTTTGGAGCAACAACTACAAAGTTAGCACCACCACGAAGTGTCAAACGATGAATTTCATTTGATACTTTTTGAATCTTAGCGACAAGAGTTTGATACCACTCGAATTTTGTTCCATAAAAAGTTTCAGAAACAAAAGCAGTAGTAGCAGAATCATACACTTTACCTACAGAAGCAGACCAGTAATCTTCAGTCTGAGCATCACTAATTAACATATCAAGGATTTCCAAATCGATTTCCATCGCAATGTAATCACTTAACATAGATGTTAATTCAGCTTCAGCATCGACAGAATGATAAGCGTTCAAGTCTTGAGCAAGCTCAGGTGACCAAACAGCTTTCAACTTACGAGTCTTAGCAACAATTGGTAGAGATCTCATCTCTAGGTTAACTTCAGGTATACCTAAGTCAACAGCATCATCAGATTTACCAACTCTATCTTCAAAATCACCTCTGTTACCAGCAGTGTTTTCTACAATGTAGTCAACTGTTAGTGAACCAGAAGCGTTTCCGATTATGCTACTTCCTAATTTCATGTCAGCAATTACTTCAATATTAGCACCATTAACTTTGGTGTATTGAGGTAATATTGATCCAGAAGTGTTGTTTAATGTGATATCAAAAGACCTAACGGCTTTCAAATCAGGATTTGTAAGTCCAGAATGTGCAAAAGCAATTTTAACTAATCCATCATTACTGACAGAAGCAGAGTCTTCACTATTAAAGTCAATGTCTTTAAAGCTAGCACTATTAACAGAAGCCGCAGCTATACCTGTTGTAGTTGTTAGATTTGTTGAATATCCATACTTACCAGCACCGTAAAGTCCGTCTGTTCCAAAAGGAGCAGAAGAACCGGATGGTGAGTTAGGACCTGTTTTTCCGTGAATTGAATCACCGGCTGTATTTTTACCAGTAGTAGTTCCATACTTGAAATCAAGATAGAATACTAGTCCGGAAGGTAAGTTCATAGGTTGAACAGAAACAAGTTCCTGTGCAACGATGTTTCCAAATACTCGTCTTACTAATGGAAGTGCAACTCCTGACCATTCTTCATCACCCACACCGGCTCCGGCGTTTGGTGAAGTAGTAGAATTCTCAGATATTAACTGACGTGCCTGGTTTTCTAACAATGTAGCCATACCAGAACGTTGCCATTCATTATCCATTCCTTCTAAAAGTCCAGATTGTTCCCACTTAGTAACGAGCTTAGCGGCCTCATCTTTCTGCTTCTTAATAGGTGAAGCTGAAGATAAAAGACCTTCGTTTATATAATCGCTCATTTTATTTTCTCCGAATTAAAGCGGTTTATGATTTAATTAAACCAGCAAGTTTTCTGAAACGGTCTGCAACTTGATTCTCTTCCGAGATAATCTTCTTACTTGGAGCAGTTCCACCAGATTTCTTACTAGCATATGATTCCTTAACAACTTCTTTCTTTTCTTTACCATTGTCTGTATAAGACTCAGCAAGAGTAGAATAGACCAACTTAATTTCACGAGATGTTTGAGCTCTGTCAAATGTCTCTACAATTTTAAGTTTTTGGTCGTTACTTAGTACAAACTCTTTAAAAAGTTTATTTGTATAAAGTAATTTTGCATTAAGGATGTTAACTTCATGAAGCTTGTCTTTTAGAAAAACAACAGCTTCCTTATATTCATTAAGCTCGCTTTGTAGCGTATTAACTTCTTCGTGAACTTTACCTTTACCTGGATCTTCTTCGTCACCAGCAGAAGGTTGCTTCACGCCAGTTCCCGAACCGATACCAGATGAGGTTGATTGTTCATCAACTTCGTCTTTATCTTCATCTTCGTCATCTTCTTCAGTTACGATTTCTTCTTCAACGACTTCTTCTTCGTTTACAGAATCATCATCAGACTCAGTTTCGTTTAACTCTTCTTCAAGCTCTTTGATTACTGCTTCTAAATCAAGCTCTTCAGACTCATCCATTTCATCTTCTTCTTCGTCTTCGTGCTCATCTTCAGAAACAATAGGGGCATACTTCACACCATCGATTTCAACGATTTCAGACTCATCAACTTCTTCTTCATCATCTTCTTCTCGTCTTGGTGAATCGTGCATTCCTTCTTCAGGATCTTCTTCATCATCTTCTTCTCGTCTAGGTGAATCATGCATACCTTCGTCAGCACTTTCCTCTTCGTCATCCTCGTCTTTATCAGCAAAAGGATTCTCATCTTCTTCAATATCTTCTTCAGCTAACTTAGCAGACAACATTGATTTTAGATGTGGAGTAAAGGCTTCTTCAAGAGCCATCTTAGCGTTTTGCAGAGCAGTTTCACGAACAGCTTTAGCATCAGC